GATCCACGACTTGAGCCCTGACTTGAGATTTAAAAAATGCCTTTAATAAAACGTATGCATAAGCTCCGCCTACAGTTGCGGCATAAGGACTTGCCACCCGCAATATAACCATCGGCTCTTCAAGATTACATAGCTTATATGCTTTCAATGCGGCTTCACTAGCCAGGTCAAAATCGGCTGGTTCAGTTGACAATCCAATATCAATCCATTTTTTAGTCCATGCAGGGATTTGTGCTATTTGCTCAGAGGTGAGTGATTCGATTTGTTTGACCATAATTATCTCCTTTTATGCAACAGCCATATGCTATTGCCTAAAACTGATTCTATCTTATTTTGAGATAGCGCGTCAATGTTTTAAACATCCGGAAATAGCTTAAATATTTGTTGACAGTCTTTGATTCTTTCCGTATAATTTCAAACATCGAAACAAAACAACAATATGCGTTCAATGCTGATTTAATTGTCTCTGTGAAAGTTGCCTAATATGAAAATCTCTGAAATCCGCAAAGTAATCGACTCTTGCAACTGGAGCCGTAACGACTTGTCCGGCGCGACTTCCGAAGAGTTCCGCAAGATGGACGTACCCGCAAGACTGAACAAGCACATTGAAGCGGTGCGCGCCCTGGTTATCCCTGCCCGCTTCGTGCGCGACATTGAAATGCAGCAATTGGCTATCGAGTACACACTTAAGGTGATTGCCCGATGGGAATCTAAACAAATTGGAAGTTAATAATGAACGATTTTGACAAATTCGCCCGCATCCTGCGCGGTGAAAAGCTGCCGGATTGCACCTTACCTGCCATTCCTAACCCAGACACGCCCGCGCCATGCCTTGAGTACGTCAAGCCAAAGACTAAACGCGGCGGCAAGCGTGAAGGGGCAGGAAGGCCGCAATTAAGCGATGAGTCGGCTACCGTACACATGGACTTGTGTTTGCCTGTCCATTTGCAGAATAAGGCCAAGTGGATAGGCAACGGGAATACCAGCGAGGGCGTTAGGATTGCGCTGGATTACTTTCCTATTTAGCGAGGGTGGCGCGGCCTTTGGCGGTAACCATGTCCGGCGGTAAATCTCTCAGGGCGTAAATGTACTGGTAGCTGCACGAACAATATACGAACTCCCCCACCATTTCGATCTCGTCGGTGTATTGGTGCCCATTAAGTCTCATTAGCCCATCTTCAATCGCCCAATTCCCCCTTATGACAAATACTTTACCATCGCGGGCGGCGTGTTCCGGCCTGTTATTGTACCCGCCGCCGTGCCGTGAATGCCAGATAGCGGCTATCGCGCCCCCGTCTGTAGCGATGATGTTGTCGAGCGAGGCTTTGAGCTTCATGGATTGATCAATAATGCAACGCCTCTCAAGGAAAGGTAGCTGCTTGAGCGACTTCTTGATTTCCCCGGCCTCTTCGCGCTTGTCGATTGCCAGACTGCCGCCCGCCGGTAAACTCGTACTCCATCCGCTAAACCTGCGCAACGTCCTGAGTATCATCTCTTCGCGGTTCAATTTAATTAGTTGCGCGCTTGCCATAATGCGACGATCTAACTCCAATCGCAGTTGCGGCTTAATTCGCTCCAGCGTCCACCGTGCTATTTTGTGCTTCTTTAGCGCGTTGCCGTTGGTGATCTGCGAAACAAATATGCGCGTGAGGTGATCTTTTAGGCGTGCGTCAATATCCTTGCTGGACTTGGCGGCACGTTCGGCTGCGTAGGTTATCTCCCTTTGCCAACGTGCAAGACGTTCGATTGAATCGAACCCATGCGCCGACAAGTCTGTTACGGCGGCGGATACTGTCTCGCTGAATGTTTGGGGCTTCATGTTATTCGATTGCGTGGTCGTCTTTTTCGTCGAATTCGGAATAGTCGAAAGCCGCCGGATTGCTTGCGACTATTGCTCCATCGCCCGCTTTGGCCTCTGCCCGTATCGCTGCTTTTGCCGCCAGTTCTGTGGCTTGTTTTTCGACCGCATCAAATTCGGCGTCGTCATCGACTTCGATTTCTTCGCTCATCGGCACCATGTCGGTATTGTAGATAGTGGCTTGCATGCTCATGTCAGTCTCCTAGTTTAGTTATTGGCAACAGCGCGGGAAGCTGCGGCAGTCCATTCCGCATCCATTTCTGCGGCAGCTTGCAACGGGTCTGCGCCGTTTTCAATGGCGCGCATGGCGCGCGTACCTGCACTGGCTTTAAGGTCGTTGTGCGCCATGCTGTAGCTTTCTGCTTTGGCGTAGACCGCCGCGAGTGGATATTCGTGCGCAACCGCATCGAGCGCTTCGTCGGCGACACGCATCGCCGCCGCCTCTTTTACCGGGTATCCTCGCTCGGATGCGTAATCGTAATCGCCGCGTGCGTTGATGGCTTTGGATTGCGCTGCCTGATAGGTGGGCCAGCCGATGGCGGCGAGGCGCGCTTTAATAGCCTCTTTTTCCGACTTGTCTGCTGCGAGCATGGCTTCGAGTTCCGGCTTCCCCGCTATTTTTGCTTTAAGCGCAACCGTTTTGCCGCCTATTTGCTGACGACCGAAATCGACTGCATCAGGCTCTCTGCGCCAGTCGCCATCCACGCGGCAAAGATTGCCTCCGGTGAAGGTTTTGCCGCGCAATTCGGTGACAGAAAAATCGAGGGGGAATGTATAGGTGATTGCTTGCGTAGCTCTTTTTTGCTTTACCCAATCAGGATGTTTTTGCCCTAATTGGTTCGCCGCTTGAACATGGGCGTTACGAGCTTCGGTATGTTCTTGTGCCGTCTTTGCCGTTGCCGATAACTCGTCTGCGTGCTTGCCTGCCTTTTCCGCTGGGGTTAGTTCGGGCTTAGGTATATTGAATTCTTTGTGTTGTTCGCCTGTTGGTTTACTAACTGTTACCGGCTCATCTGCAGATTCTGATTTATGTCTTGCCTCGGTTTCCTTGTTCGTCTCGCCACTGGTAAACTTCTCAGTTCCGTGCGCATCCTTGATGTTCTTCCCGTTGAACTTCCCGCCCATGCCAGCCTTGACCGTGCCATCCTCCCCAATTAGCGCGGGAGTGCCACCACCTTCGCCATGGCCTGAATTGACGGTTATCCAGTGGTCGGCATCGTTGCGCACCGTATCGGCGCAATCCCCCCGTGCAATCCTGCCAGCGATGTGCTTAATCTGCGCAATGTCGCCCGCTGCCTTAATTTGTCGGGCTAGGGCGATTACTTCGGCTAACTGTGGCATGGCTTACCCCTTATTTCACAAAATCAACACGACGGTTATCGCGCCAGCATGTCTCATTGTGACAGGTGGCTTTAGGCGACTCTTTGCCAAGACTGATAACCTGAATACTGTCCGATGATACTCCCATATCGACTAGAATCTGCTTTACCCGCTCTGCGCGTCTTGCCCCCAACTTGAAATTGTACGATTTGGTTCCGCGCTCATCGGCATTGCCTTCCAGTATCACGGTAAGTCCTTGATCTTGGATAGTTATTGCATTGCGCTGAATCTTTCCTAATTCTTGGGCGGTAGGCTCGTCTTGATCATAGTCGAAATATACGCTGTCAATCAATATCGGCGCGGCAATTACTGTCTTGTCGCTCACCGGTGCTATGTCGGCATCATGCCTGTCGATAGTCGCGCCCAATGTAATAGGTTGCCCGGCTTGGTTCATCAGCGGTAGCGAGCAATCAATTGTTGGGCTATCTGCCACATAACCCGGTAACGTTACCGGCTTCACGGTAGAGCAAGCCACCAACACCAAACAAGCAATCATCAATCCTAATTTTTTCATAGCTCCAGTTCCTTTTCGATTTGTGGTTCGCTGCGGCCTAGCATCTTGTCGACCAAAGTATTCAATTCTGCCATGCGTTCAGGTAATGCCAATTTCACGCGCTTATCGTCAATCACGGATTTGAATTCCTTGAGTAATCTAATATTGTGTTCAAACAACATGCGCAGGTCGTATTCCTGTGCGACCACCAATGCCTCTAGATACTTGATACGGTCACGCTTCGTTTCCCGGTTGAGTTTCAATTTCGCCCCCTTGTTGTTTTGCCGCTTCGTTCTTTTCCTGCAAATACGCCAGAAGTTCATCCGCATCGAAATCCAGCGGATCACTGAATAGCGTTTTCATGCTTGAGATGTTGAGCGTAACCCATTCTACCAAACTGGCCGCATTTGTTGGGTCTAAACTAGGCAACAACTTTTCGAGCAGGCTGATCACACTATCGAGTTTCACTTTATCGGACTTCGACTTCTCGCTTTCCGGCTCGATCAATAAACTAGGCCACGTAGCAACAAAGCTATTTTTCCACTCGTAGAATGCCTGCTCATAGCTCACATTTTGATATTCAGGAAATTGATCTTGCACCCGTTTATAGAATGCCGGACTCCATGCCCTGTACATCACGATATTGTCAAAGAAGGCATATACAGGGTCAAGCCACTCTCTCACGCCGTTGATGTACTGCACGGTTGCCTTGAAATCCTCGGAGCCGTTAGCCAGCACTTTGGCATAGCCATCTGACAGCAACAGAGCAGGCGGCATCACCGCGCTTGACGCGATATTCTCGATAATATTGTTTCGGACTACCGATACGGCCTTATCCACATTCTGGAGGTTTAGCGTCTCTACCGAGTCATCATTGCTGATATTAATTACATTGCCGTTCTTTGCATCTTTCAGAAAATTTCGCTTGATCTTGTTTATTGCCCCGCTGATTTTGTCCGTTATTGAACCTGGATTCTTGATCTTGGCGATAATCACCGCTGCCTTGGTCATGATCTCGTCATCGGCGATCATTGAGGTGACGAACGATTTAAGCGGGAATAGGGCGCGCTGGAACACTGAACGGCCTACGAATCCATAAGCCGAAGGCGTGTAGGAAATATATACAGGTGTTTCGTTCATCAGTGTGCATGAGCGGCTAAAGTGGTATTTTTGCCCGCCCGCTGTCACGGCTGTAGCCTTTTGGAAGTCTGGCGCGTTCGGATTTTGGTTTAAAACTAGACTACCTGAAGTATTGAGCGGGTCGAGCGCGTTAAAGTAAATTTGTAAATCTGCCAGCGTTTCAAGTGCCAGAGGTTCATCAGTTGGGAAGTTTATTGCTCCGAATATTACCGAACCAATCCCATACGTGCGAGAGATGAACGCCGTTTGCTGAATCGTTGCGTCAATTTTTAAGGCCTTCCACTCAGCTATAAAAGCCTCTTGGATTAGCGTTTCCGGGGAATTCGGTATAGATATTTCGCGCTGCTGAGACATGGCCAGCCTGACCGGAGTCTCGACCATCTTCGCACCCATTGGGTGGCAGAGATAAATAATTTTGCATAGCTGGTATGATGGCATCGCCCCCGGCTGAATGTCGTCTGACATCAATATTTGCTGTAGGGAATTGCCTAGAGCGGTATTACCTACTGTGGCTATTTGTGCCATGTTTCACCTCGTGCCGCTATCTCAGCGGGATGGTTAAATGCTAGAATCCGTCTGAATCTCCCAATGCTACAGCCGCGCTGTACGTCGCGCAGTCGTTTAAGTCATCCGCGCCATTGTCCACGCCAACCCTATAACCGCATATTTGCCCGACAAGGTGGTTTTTTTCTACTTCCTTGTATCGCACGGTTTTATTATAGGCGTGTTTTGATAATTTTATCATACCCTGCCAAAAATAAGAACTTACAGAGATTGCGCGCTCATCTTTCCCCATGGCTGTTAATTTGCTGTCAATCGGATATGCTGCATACCCTGCGCGCTGCGCCTGCTTAATCAGGATCGTGCCGGAATTTTTGTCCTCTATTAATGCACCTATTGAACCATCTCGTGCTTGTAGCTCCTTAGCATAGGCTTCAAGGTTTAAATAAATTTGCGGCAGCCAGTCGATCAGTAATTCTCCAGATATTTGAACAATCCCCCAGTCGAGAAAAACAAGCGGGTATTTGCTATGGTTGTATTTAGCACAAATTGTATAAGCCGTGCCGTCGTGCTGCTTGCCTGTTTTTGTCGCGGTATCTAAAATCGCAAAAATATATTGTGGGTATAACGGCGGGTCAATCGGCTCGCCATTGTCCAGCATTTTATCAAGCTGGAAAAATGCCGAACCACTCCAATCCACAAAATCCGCTAAATGCTCCTGCTGGTAAACTAGCGGCGGTTTTTTATTCTTTAACTCTGCGACTGCTTTCTTGTTTAGGTTTGGATTTGCAGAAGTTGGGGCGTGAAACTCTTTAAAGCCAAGGCTTTTATCTGTGCAAGCCATGTAAAAGAAGTTATCTTCATCAATCCCTTTCGGGGTCCCCCCCATGATTGCATTGCCATCGTAGTCTAGCAACGTCGGTTCTATGGATTGTTCCCATATGGCCTGCATGCCCTTTTTGACCAGGCTGCCCTCGTCAATAATTACCTCTTTGTACTTCCGTCCCCGCCCGGCATCTTCATCTTGCAGCGTCCAAAAATCTATTTGACCGCCATTCGTCAACTCAATTACCGCATCTATTTTACTTGCAGACTTGATTATTGGTCGAAGTATGCGCTTGCATTCTTTGTAGCTAGGCATGAGTTTTTTGTAATCCGGCGCAAAAAACCCGACCGGATAGCCCTTCGCGCCAAAGTTACAAGCAACATCCTCCAGCATCACCGACTTGCCGAACCGTCTGCCAGCCCGAACAACCGTCAGCCTTGCCCGATTTGCAATAATATCAGTCTGCCCTTGATGCCACTGGCGGAGGGCGATTTCAGGCATTAGATATCTTCTTCGCTACGGTTGCGCGGCGGGTGATCGTACGGAACTGGCAACATGTCCATTCCACCAGTTATGGTTATCTCTGTCGATTCTGGTTCTGATTGCTGCCGTGAAGCTATAGCCATTGCGTCGTTAGCTGGCTTGTTGTGGATGTTGATAACCGTACCCACTTTAGCGGCTTGAGATATCGCCTCATCGTTCATTAGGTCATCGTCTTTGTTGGTATCAATACGCTTAACCAGAATATCCCCGTACCGCTTTGCGACTTTTAGCCCATTGATTGCCACATCGGCTGAAAGTTCGCGCATTGCAATTATCTTATCTGCATAGGTACGAGCTAGTATTTTCGTACCAAGTTCGTACTGATCTTCTACCTCTTTGAATGCAACTATTTGATTTGCTAACTCTTTTGCTTTTTCTCGTTTCGCACCAAACCTTTTTCTAATGGCTCCTTCGCTTATGCCATACTCTCTAGCTAAAGAAGATGCAGATTCGCCCTTGTAGAATCTTTCCTCTATGTCTTTCCATTGTTTTTCAGTAAGCGCGGCCTTGCGTCCCATGTCATTTTATTGGTATTATTGAGTTGACTGGATTATAGCAGTCCAGAATCGGCTATGTCGTTTTTGATTGTTTCGGCTTCGTGGAGCTCATCAGCGTACTCGTTAGCCTCGAATGCTGCCACGCCTTCATCAGCTATGGCCTTATTACGTTTTTGAATTCTTTTAGCTGCGCTCTTTGGTATTCCCTCGAAAGCGTTTCTTTTACGCTCTGCGACCCGCTTTTCAAGTGATGTTTTTCTAATTGCCATTTTAACTATTTCCAGTATTTGCCGGCAAATGTTTAAGGGGTTCCGGTTCTTGCTTTGCGATTGTAGAACCGCTTAGGGCTCACAAACGAAAAGATACTCGACGTATTCAAAGGGCGTTACCCCGTTCTTTTTTCGGAGGAACATCAACCCCGCCCAATTGTTCTTTAAACTTTTCACGAATCCCAGTGCTTATACTGCCATTTCCGATTTTTCTTGCTTCGTCAACTATTGCCCGAGGCAGGGTTACCATGTGCCGAGTCATTTTTTGGAGTGGTAATATCGTTGGCCGCGCCATCTTTTACGTCCTTTTTTTCTTTGCAAAAAATAGCATCGTAATTGTCTCGATATAGATTATTTGCAGGGCGAGAGGCAAGCAAGTCGCCGGTAATGTCGTTTTTTGCCGTACTCATACATTTGAATTGGTTACCTCTGCGGCTGCCAGACTCAATTCAGCCCGTGCATTGTCTCGAACAGCTTGAGCCTCGATGTATGCCGCGTCAGCGTCGATCTTGGCCTGCATGGCCTCGCGTAGCAGGTCTGTCGCAGTGTCGAAACGCTCTTGTAATGCGCCGAGGTCGATCTTTGATACTTTTGCAGGTCGTGCCATGATTGCTCCCAAAATTTAGGCATGATTCTACATAAATTCATGAAGTTGTCAAGTATTTTTCAATTCTTTGGCTAGTTTCAAATATTTCTGCTCGATCTCCTGTAGGTCGGGTATTTTGTAGTGCGTAGGCTCATGTTTGCCTTTCAGCCAATCCACAGTTTCATCACCAATTCGGTTTCTTAGATTTTCTTCATACGATACGGCCACGGATTTATTTTTTTTGGCATACTTTCCGCTACCGCCATTGCACTTCTTGCATTGTTTATATGCGTTTTTTTCCTCGAATCGCAATTCAGGCGCATGGCCAACAGACATAAAATGCCCACAATCCCACAATCCGCCCGGCTGCCACTCAACCTCAAACTCATTCCTGCCACAACTTATACACGGTTGATCTTGGTCGCGCATTCGAATGAATTTATTAAAAGCCACTTGTGCACGTGTACGCCAATAGCTTAATGGCTTAATAGCCAGCTTTGCAGCCTTTAACGTAGCCCTGTTAGCCTTGGCGTGTTCCTTGTCGGCTTTTGCACTCTTGTCCTGACCTAGCACCTTAGCGCAGTCAAATCCGCAGACAGATTGCAATGGCCGTTGTGGTTCAAATGGTTCTTTGCAAACTCGGCATTTTTTTATCATGAAGTCTCCCCCCGTTCGAGTCGGACGCGATGAAGCCGCGCCGCTCAACTCTACGTTAGGCACATAGTTGGTTGGACCATTCGACGACCCTGCCATAGTTTAAAATGAACAGCGCCGAAGCTTTGTCTCCCATAAACAGGGCAGTTTTCTCAACCCCTCACTTGCGTTTGCGTATAGGTCTAAATCCAACCAACTATGTGTCTAACCCTACGTTCAACTTTCGTTCCGCTTCGCTCCACCGGACTGGCTACGCCAGCCCCTGAATTACACGTTAGAGGGCAAAGTGCATCCCGATCATTCCGCGATCCATGAGGTGCAGTTCCCCAGTGCTGCGCATAATTTTTCGCAGCTCCTCTACTCCGCCAGAGATGCCGGTTACTGCGGCTATTCGCCCAAGCTTTCCTTCGCGGTCTGCTTTCAAAAGTGCCGCTCTGATTACGTTGTCCATCTGTGGGTCTAATATGTCCATGTTTCCTCCATCATTTAAAAATCAATTGTAACCCCAAAAACCACAGCCGGTATTTTCCCGTTCCCAATATCACTAAGCGCCTGAGTTGAATCCATAGGTTGGATAAATGGCTTAATTTTCCCATCGTCGTCTAAGTCTGGCAATGACATATTAAACTCTTCGGTCGGGAGTGTTTCGTTGTTTTCGGTCATCTCTTCTGTTCCATAAAATATATTAAAATGTATTTACGGATTTATCCGCACTTGGTTGACACGCTTGCGCGCCCAACTCAAGCCTTTTGACGCTCAGTTGCGCCGGAGAACGCATTAGCAAGATTCGTTTTACTTCCTTGAACGGTGTGTACCGTCCAATTTCGCTATCACCCAATCTTGCCAACACATTCCGCGCAGCGTTGTGGTCGGCTTGGAGAACATCCCCGCAGATGCGGTAAAATCTATCGCCAACGCGCTTACCTTCCAGCAAGCCATTGGTCGAGTCCATTTGCGATGTATAAGCCCCATTAACCAAGACATGCTTGGCACAACGCTGCGTTGTTACCTCTTCGAGGGCTTGAGCCAAAACACCTTTAGCCCAGCCACTCATCCTTCTGTTAAACCTTTTCCAATTCAGCTTGCTCGCTATCGGCGAGGTTAAATCTTCCGAAACTACAACAGACGCTTTATCCACAATGGTATGAGCCGATTGATAGGCTATGGTACGCAATTGTTTTTGAGCGCGACCATGCCGTGCATCAATTTTCTTTCGCCCAAGATTATTTCTTAAAATAGCATCCGCTTTTGCAGTGCGACCTTCTTTGCGATGCTTTTTTTCTAAAGCATAAAGCTTGTTGCGTTGTTTGCCTGTGACCGAAGCTTTATCGCTATAGGCCGTTAATACACGTCCAAATTGAACGCCATGAGCAACGCCATCAGAATCGGTAAACGCTTCTGTGTAGCCTTTGTCTATGCCGATCACGACCTCACCATGAACTCGACCAGCGTCTTTTTCTGTTGCATAGTGAATCTCGGTAAATCCATCCTTTACAACGATGCGCAAATTGCTTTTATCAAGCAAAACGTTTTTGCCGTTTGAACGGGTTTCTAGTCGAATATCCTCACCATATTTACGTGCAACCTTGAGTGTAATTACCAGTTGTCCGTTCACGATTTCAGAGTTATGGCGATCAGAGCGCACAATAAACTGATTATCCGTATGAGATACACCGTGCCTAAAATGCTTTCGCATCTGACGGTGCAGGAATGGATTGCTTAACCATTCATCTTTGCGCAATTCTGTGTAAAACTGTTTGCGTTCAAGATTATTTATAGTTCGTGCAGCAACCGATTTCCTGACTTTAGTGACAGCAGCCGCTTTATATAGCAGCACGTCATTCACAATGTCCTTGGTCGTCTCTGCCCGGATAGTGCCGTCTACTGGAAGGCAGGAATACAAATCCTTTTCTGTGATCTCACTGCGAATATCCGAAGCGCTTTTACCCACAGAGCCCAGCGCACCATACCTGCGCCATATATCAGCACGCACAAACCCCATTGTCTTGCAGATAGCGTGCAGGGCAAATGGGGTATCAGCTATTAAAGTGCGCGTAACAATCATTTTGATTCTTCCTCAGTTGCCAATTCCATTATCTTTTTTTTATATTTTCGCAGACCATAAAGCCGCGAACTAAAACAGTGAATAATCGACAATAAATCTTTCGTCATTTCAGCTTCCGGTGACATTGATTCGGCGTTCATTACCGTGACAACACAACCATGATCTGAACAAAACTTTTCAAACCACTCGAAACCAAAACGAACAAGCCTGTCTTTATGCGCAATCACAATTTCGGAAACTTCACCACGTTCTACTTTTTCCATTAATAGCAAAAAATTTTTGCGCTTATAGTTCAAGCCTGAACCAATATCGTCAAGTTTTTCTGCAACCGGCTTCCCGGCAGCAATACAGAATTGTTCAATTGCATCTTTTTGCGACTGCAAATCCTTTTTTTGCCCAGCCGAAGATACCCGGCAATAAGTGACTATTTTCTTCTCAACTGATTTTTGACCAACAAAAGCAAGATACTGATCATGTGTGTAATAACGTCTGTTTGTCGGAGTTCTAAAAGCCTTTAATTGACCATCACGATCCCATTTCTGTAAAGTGATGACAGCACGACCAATCATCTTTCCAAAATCTCGCGGTGAATATATATGTTTCATACATATATATTAATATAATTTAATACATTAATCAACAACTATTAATTACTCTTTGCTTGCTGCAATCATGGCTTTGTAAATTAGCCCGCACATAACTTTCGATTCATCATTGCTTTGGGCATACCCTGCGTCTTTCATTTTATCGCTCGGCTCAACTGGAAAAAGGTCGTACCCTTCTTTCTGCATTTGGGGTGCGGCGTAAATTTTCATTCCTTGTGGCAACCCCAATTCAGATGCGGCACCTCTGTTGATGATAGCAATTGGTTTCTGCTCCGCCGCCTTCCGCACCACTTCGCGGAGTTCGGTTAGCTCATCTTCCTGTTTATCATATAGATCAAGCAATGCAGATCGCATCTTAATTAAATCTGCGTGCTCTGTGCGGAGTTCGGTTAGCTCGGTATTAAACCTCGTTACGTTTTGTGTCAATCCTTGATTCTGTTGTTTAAGCTGTAAATTCTCAGCTTTTAAGTATTCAATCTCTGCCATAGCCCGTAAATTGTCTTCCTTCATTTTCCGTACCTCTCAATTTTACGATTCTTACAAACATACTCCGCATTAAGCTGCGCAATGGATTTCGCCGGAGTAAAACATTTTTCCGAATATCGCTCCAGTCTGCCACCCAAATATCCCATGCCGAAAGCCATTACGCACGAGACTACTATTATGACGAGCAGATCTGTAAATGTGATGTTCATATTTAATCCTTTCCAAATGCGCTAACGTGCGGCTGTTCTTTATTCCACATCTCATGCCAGTCGCCTAATGCTGCCATTGATGTTTCCCACCACTTGCTCTGAATTGGCAGGTCTTTAGTATCAAGAATTAGGCATTCAAGTTCTAATGCTAATCTATGCGCTACAGCATAGGCATCCGCCAACTCTGCGCGGAGAGATTCATTTTCAAGAAACATTTCACGGATTACATTAACGCTTGTCACTTTGTATTCGCGGAGTTCTGTGAGTTCGGCTAAAGCGGTATTAAGCTCGCGTTTCCAGTATAAAGTTCTGGCATCAAGCCATTCTTCGTTGGAGATGAAATCACTTCTATTTGGTATTTGGTTATCAATCATTTCCCTTCGCTCCTTGATTCTCCGCTTTGAAATGCGAATATGCAATAAACAGCACGCATATCCAGCCAGTAATTAAAACAAGATTCACAAACAATTTATCCATAAATTCGATGCTCATTTCATTTTCCTTTCATCTAAGATCATACGTTAGGTGTCGCCGTCTCGCTACCGCCGACTTTTGCCAGCAGCGCGTCAAAGTGCTCGACCGCTTTGCCGTCCCACGCGGCGCGGTCATCGCTTACCCAAATCACCGTAAAAGCATCGGCCAGTTCAGCAATCTGCACCCGCAGCGACTCTATTTCCCTCGTCGCCGCCATGCTCTCAGCTTTCCAGTATTCAGACCGTTTCTGTGCATTTTCTAGCGTGTCCATATCCTTCTCCGAAACCCATAAACCCATCATTCAAGCGGGACAGGCCAGAAGCGGCCAGCCCCTTAGCTATACGTTGTGCGTCAGCGGCGCTAGCGTGTAGTTCCCGCGCCATTCCATGCCATCAGGCCAATAAGTTCCTTCGCCGTCACATTCTTCTTCGTCCAGATCATCAGGGCGCATGTTCTTATGCAACACTTGCGCAAAATGGGTTAACTCTCCGGCTGAAACATATTCAACTTCCTCTGCCCAACTATCATCGCGGTATTGTTCGATAGCGCGTGCGCCAGCATTGTCTCGGCTTTCCGCTGTCCTGAAATAAACCATACCATCGCCTTCTGGGTCATACAGCCAAAAACGGTATTCTGCCGAAGGCTTTCTCTTAACATCTTTAATTTCCATAATTTTTACTCCGTGGTTAAAATGACGCACAACCCATCATTCAAGCGGGACAGGCCAGAAGCGGCCTGCCCCTTAATTCAAACGTTTTTCTGGAAAATGCGCCCAGTAGGTGATTTTTTGAAACGCACGATCATTGCTTCCGCAAAGTCTCCACGCATCACCGAGCCACTGCGCAACATATACCCCGCCGTCATCGAATACAACTACAACATCGTGGTCATATTCTGGCTTACGTTTATCAGCATCAATCCATTTCATGTATCACCTCTCCGCAATTAAATATTGACGCATAACCCTACGCCCCGATCTCCACCGGACACACGCAAGCACTATCCTACATTCTCCCGCCATTTACAGCCCTTCTGCGGTATTTCTTTCGACTTTTCCCAATGATTTATGTGCCCAAAACTTAAATCATTCCTTGCCTTGCATATCATTTCAAGCCAGTGCGAATTATTGCCATGATCTGAAATATTTGATAGGTGCGGGCAGTTTGTTGGTGTGCGACAAA